GATGCTGACGATGGTCATATCGGCGGGCAGGGTCGCGCCGCCGGCGGCGTTGATTTGCGCCGTGAAGGGGTAGGTGCGCATCACGGCCTTCTCGCCATCATCGGGCGCATCGTCCGTCAGCTTGATCGCCGACAGGTTGATGGCGACGAATCCGGAGCTGTTGGTCGTATCCGCCGCCATCACCGCAACCAGCGAGGTGACGGTTTCATTGTCGTACAGCGCGCCGAGGGTCGTGCTGTCGAACAGCGCCGAGAACGTGCCAGTCACTTCGACGCGGCCACGCGACATGTCCGGGTTGAAGTTCGACCCGACGACCGGGCCGATGGCATTCAGGTTGCCCTTGATCGTCAGCGAAATGCTGGTCACGCCGAGTTGCGGCACGCCGTTCGCCAGGACCACGCCGCGCACCGCGGTCAGGACTGGGGTTGCAGTAGCAGCGGTCGGGCTGGTCAGCATCTGCGCGTTACCGCGCGTGCGCACGCCCAGGCCCTGCGATGCCAGCTTGATCGTTGCATTGCCGCTCGCCGGCAGGCCGATGTCGCACTGGCCGATGCGAATGTCCGGGAGCACTTCGCTTTTGCTGATGTCCGCGTACCACTCTTCGACCGTGAACAGCTTGTCGGTATGGCCCGAGATGGGGACCATCGTCTTCTTGCCGGCGACCGTCATCACGCCGCCAGCGATCGGACCTTCCGCGACCAGGGTCGAGCCGTTCAGCGTCACCACATTGGCAACAGTGCCAGTCAGGCCGGTCACCAGCAGGTTATTGCCCGCGTTCGCCGCATTGAAGGTGCCGCCGCCCAGCGTCACCACATCGCCCACCTTGACGCCATCGGTCAGGTACGAGCCAGTGCCGCGGGTCACGGTGTAGGCCGGACCGGTGCCGGCGATCGTGATGGCAGCGGCAGCGGTAGAGGCGCCGGCGACGAAGTCCTTACGCAGCAGGCCGGCCAGTGGAGCGGCGTAGGTTCCAGGCGACAGCAGGCCGTCGAAGTCCCAGGACGTCGAAGCAGTGCCCAGGTTCACGCCGGTCGACTGCTGGTGTTGCACGATCTCGTCATTGGTGTAGTTGGCGCGCGACTTCTTGGCGATCGAGGTCTTGCGGCGCAGAACCTGGCCGCCGGCGCCGACAGCTGGCACGCCGAGGCCCGTTTGGGCTTTCAGAACGACGATCTTGTTGATGCCTTGTGCAACAGTAGCCATGGAGAGCCTTTCGAGAAATAAAAAGGCCCGCCGTAGCGAGCCTGGTAAAACCGCGTAAGCGGGAGAAATTAGGTGTAAATATCTGCGTGGAACGGCGCCCGCACAACAACTTTCCACCGGTCGCCGTCGACAATGCCGCTGGACGCTTCTGGCGTCTTGTCGATCTGGACGGTGATGCCGTCTGCGCTGAAGCTGGAGCCGCGCTTGAATGCCTGACGGATCAGCTCCGCGTGCTCAGTGGCTTCCGCCGATCCGACGCCGGTCGGATATTGCAAGTTGACCTGCAGGACGCCGAGCTCCTGGTAGAAGCCATCGCCCATCGTCGGGTTTGCCGGGGTGGCGAACATGACGTACACCTCTTGGTAGGGTCGCCCGGCGGCCGGCGCGTGCTCTTCGTTGCCGTGCACGGTGTCGAGTGGCGGCTGAATCGCCGCGAGTGCGTTCTCGAGCGCATTTCTGATTGCTGTCTGCGTCATAGCGGGTACGCCTCAAAGCCTGCATTCATGTCGCCGCCGCCAGCCTTGACGCCGTTGACTGCGTTTTCAACGATGTTGTTCCACTCGACTACCGTCAGGGCGACGAGGCCGACTGGCGCCTGGCGGGACCAGCCCTCTTCGATGCGCTTGGCGTAAGGCAGCGGGTTGTACAGGTAATAGACCCGGCCTGCCTTCGCGCCGCCGATCACTCCTGCGTGCGATGCCAAGGTAGCAGCTCCATCCTTATCGATTTTCACGCCGCTACTTGTCGCAACCCGATCCATGCCGGAGCCGCTTGCTTGCGGAGTCCATTCAGCCACCATCCATGCACCCTTGAACCTGCCGCCGGTATAGCCAGGCGGCGCCGGTCGCTGCCAGTAGCTTGCATCGCCAACCGGGGATCGTTGCACCAGTCGGCCATCGACCGTATTCAAGGCATACCGCACGATCTTGTCTGCGTCATCCTTGGTCTTGGCAATCCATGCGTTGATCTGCGCGGAGAGGGTCGCCATCAGATGCGAACCACCAGCGTGTACATGATGGCGATGCCAGCCGGCGCCGTGCGGTCCGTGAACTTGACCGTGTAGGTTTGCGCTCCGATCGTGACGACATCGCCGACCTGCGGCTGCGGGAGCGGCGCTCCAGCATCATCGAAGACGGACAGCAGCAGCTTTCGGTCGCCAGCCTGGATCAGCGTCCCGGGCGCCACGGTCACGCCGTAGTCGCGCGATGTCAGCTGAGTCTCGATGCCCCAGGCTGAGGCGTTCACGGGCGTCACCGGCACGCGGCCATTGGCGTATGCGCCTTTGATCTCGCGCTTGATGGCAATGATCTGGCCGTCGGCGCGGAAGGCGGCATCGGCGTCGCGGGCGTCTTGGGCGGAGCTCATGGGGCTGGCCTTTCGTAGTCGTGCGGCGGCGTCTTGTCGAAGCGCACAGCCTTGATCGTAGCCTTGCCGTCGATCAGGGCACGTAGCACGCGGTGCCAGCCATCCATGATGAAGCCAGTCTCGTCAAGAATGACCGGGTAGCTGGTGTCCACGTCGAGCGCGCGGCGTACATGATGGGCGATTTCGTAGGCCGACCCGACGGGCGTCCAGACATTCGAGCCGGAACAGATCGCGGCCAGCGGCAGATCGAAGGGCGCCAGATCTTTGGCTCGAGCGATGAGGCTTGGCACGTTCCACACCTTGTCGCCGTCGCGGAATGTGTTGTCGGCCACTGCGCAGCCGTCGATCTTGACTGCCGGCGGGATCATGCCCGCTCCAGTCGAATACCCATGCCGCCCGAGGCGAGCAGCGGCTTAAGCAGCAGATCGATGCTGCGATACCGCACGTATTCCGGGGCTCCTGCTGCGTACACGGTCTTGATCGGGCCAATGGTTTTCTCGGCCACGGTACGCTGCAGGTCGGGGGCCAGTTCTCCGGCTGCCGCGCGTAGCGCCATCTCTGCTGTGGCGCGAATGACCTGCTGCGGGACGGTGTTGTGCGGCACGTATGCGGCAAACCTGCCGAAGCCGACATCATCGAGCCGCACTTCCAGCCGCGGCCAGTCGAGCGCCTGCGTCAGACTGGCGCGCACGCCCTTCCACTTGGTGCGGTACATCTGCGATAGGTAGTCGCAGGCGCGGCGCAGTGCGTGCTCTTTTTCGACGTCGCTCAACAGCGACCACTGCGAATTGCCGCGCGACTCATGGTAGGCATCGGCCTGCGCTACGCTGGCGTAGCTTTCCGCATCCGGGAGCGCCGCCCCGCTCTCTACGATCAGGGTCATACGTCACTCCCTTGGATTTGTTGGTGCCGTTATTGCTGCGCGTCGGCCGATTCGAGCAGCGCTTTCAGGTCGGCTTTCTTGGCGTCCGGGTCAAACTCGATGCCGCGGGCGGTCAGTTCGGCGCGCAGGCCGGCGATGCCTTGCGCCCTCTCCGGAGCTGCGCCGAAGCGCTCGTGCAGCTCGGGATTGAAGTCGGCTTCATTGATGACGACGAATTCGCCCTGCGTGGCTTCGTCGGTGGATTTGATGTGGATGGTGCTCATCGAGCGCTCCCAGGTAGCCCGGCTACCAAGCGGCAGCCGGGCGGGTTGAAGGGTTAGCCGCCGATCAGCAGGCCGCACAGGTGCGGGTTCGGCATTGCGACGCCCCACGCCAGGTTGACCTCGTAGCGCACCTGACGCTTCTGCTTGTACACCGCGAACTCGTAGGTGATGCCCGAGACCGGATCGGTGACCAGCATCACGTCGTCCGCGTCATCGCCGCCTTCCGGCATCGACGGGGCGCGGGTCGCCAGCTGGATGCCGGCACGCTGGAAGAACATGTTGCGGGTGGTGGCACCGACGACCGTGATTGCGGTTGCGGATGCCGGGACGGCTTGCATCAGGCCGGGCGCTGCCAGGGTGATGTTGCCGCCGCCGACGACGCTGGCGTTACCCACTTCGACCACGTACTGGTTCACGGTGTCGCCCGCGAACTTGATGATGTCGCCGGCCAGCACGGTGCCGGTACCAGCAGCGGCCAGGGTGATGACGGTCGCGCCTTTGGCGTAGCCTGCGTTATTGGTGGTGGCGCCAGCAGCGGTGCCCACGGCGACGTTTTGCTTGACGGCGCCAGAGGTATGGATGTCCCAGCCCTCGACTTGGGTCAGGCGGCCGTAGCGCAGCAGGTCATCGTTGCCCGCCTCGTTGACCTTGAACAGGCCCGATTGCTTGCCGCGGATGCTGGCGATGGCGCCGGTACCGAGCACCATGTGCATGTCCGACTGCGGTGCACCGTTGTCATCCAGGATCTTGCGCGGCTGCGCGAAGTCCGACAGATCAGCAGCGGTGCCGAACGGCATGGTGCCGACAGCACCCCAGGCGCGCGATGCATGGACGTGCAGCGCGGCCAGGTCGTTCTCGACTTCGTTCGACAGCGTGCGCAGTGCCTGGGCGATGCGCTGCTCATTGATGTTGCCGAGGGTGCCGGCGTTCTGCAGGCCGCGCGTTTCCTCGCCGGTGATACCGAACGGGACCGAGCGGGCCTTGTTAATGGTCATCTGCACGTTGCCGACGGTCTGGTTCGGCGTGTCGGCTGCGAACGCTGCCGGGGTCAGGTCTTCGGCCTGCATCGCGCCGACGACCGGCGACATGATGACCTGGTTCAGTGCCGCGCGCTCTGCGGACGAATCGCGCGAAACCGCCGGGATGAAGCCGATACGCTCACGCGCGACAACATTCATCGCGTTGTAGATGTTCGGGATAAGGCTGGTGAGAGTCAGAGTGCCCATGTTTTTGAAGCCTTTCAGGAATAAAAAAAGGCCCGCATTTAGCGAGCCGGTCAGGATGATTTGAGTTTTCAGAACGTACAGGCTATCCAGCCCAAAGCACCCTGCCGACATCCATCGACAAGGCATCAAAATGGCCCGATGTGGCGGGCCGGCGATTCATCTGCGTGGCACGCTTAGTCGGTAACGACGGCGCCGCCCTTGATTGCTTCTGCCTGCGCTTGCGGGGCCATCGCGAAGAACTGCGAACGCGGGATTTCCTTGCCACCGCGAGCGCCACCACCGCCACCGGATGCGCCGCCGCCCGAGGCGCCGGAGCCCTTGAGGATGGCATCTTTGTGCGGGTACTGGTTGATCATGACCTGCAGTGCCTCCTCAAAGTCAGCATGGTTGCCGTGATTGGTCGCAGAGAAGATCGGATTGCCGGCCTGGTCGAGCGGCACGAGCTTGCCGGACTCAACCTTAAAGCGATCGCCGAAGAACTTCTGCGCCATGTCGGCCGGGATCGCCAGCTTCTCGGCAATGAACTTGGAGCCGGCGAACGAGCCGCCGATGATGTGGTTGTTCAGGTCCTGCGTCAGCTTGCTGTTCTGCTCGGTCAGCGCCTTTTCCTTCTCCTGCGCGGCGCGGGTCGCGGCGGCGACGGCCTCCTGGGCGGATTTGGCGGCAGCGTCCTTGATCTCCTGGACCTTGCCGGCAGTAATCAGGTCGCCATCCTTGATGTTCTTTGCCAGCTCCAGCGCCTTGCGCGCAGCCTCGCCGTCTTCGATGCCTTCGAAGCCCTTGAGCTTCGCTTCGGCGGCCTCTTTGGCCTCGCGATGGGACTTGCTCTCGCCATTGAGGCGCGAGATCGTCGCGATGGTGTTGTCCGCGTCGAACGGAGCTTCGCGGCCATCGGCGTACACGAAGATCGGCTGCTTCTTGTCGGCGTCAATGACGATGTTGCCGTTGCTGTCAGTCTTAAAAGGCATGGTTCTCTTCCCGGCCATCCGGCCAATATCTGAGCATTCCTGCTCGTTGCGCCCTAGTCCATCCGGCATTCGGGCAAAGAAAAAGGCCGCCGGATTGCTCCTGGCGGCCTTCGTTGAAATTGAGTGCTTCTACTTCGGCTTGATCACAAAATGCGCTGGCACCTCGCCGACTGCAACCAACTCGACCTTGCCGACGCCCTGCCCATCAGGCAGTCTAACCGGCGCGCCGCCCATTCCGGCAGCGGACGCCTTTGCCAGCTCGGCGGCGAGGCCATCAACGGTCAGCGCGGGCGCGGATAGTAGGGATTTGGGATCGAAGGTCATCAGGCGATTCTACGCTACCCGCCGTACTTGGCCTTCAATTGGCTCAACTTGAGCGGTTGCCCCGTCACGCTGCTCACCAGGTCGCGCGGAGACAATTTGCCCTGCCTGAATAAATCCGCACGCCCTTTGCCCAGCGTCTCGTTCTGATAATCCTCGCCCTTCATCTTCAGGTAGTCGGCAAAGGTCGTTTTCGCGCTAATTGGACCGTTCGATGATGCGCGCGTGCCGGGGCCGGGTTCATCCATATCGATACCCATGTCACGCAAGGACACCAGCAAAAGTTGCTCAGCAGAACGACAATTAAAATGCCTCGGCACACCGCCGTTGTACGGCAAGTCGTTGCCGTCGATCGGCTCGTAGTCGAGATCCCATGTCGCGCCGCTATATGCGATGCAGATCATTGAGTTGTGAACGACAACCCCATTGCAGATGAAGCTTTCATCCGGGGCATCTACTTGGATGTCGTAGACGACTCTTTCGCCAACTTTCTTGACTCCCTCGACGCGCGCATAATTGCCGTCATCCGCTCGCGATAGGCTGGGTCGGCCCAGTTCGCAAGCCTCGCCTGCCTCAACTTCTCCGCTCGCGCCGCCGCCACATCCGGATCGTAAGTCTTTTTCTTCCGGCTGCCCTCCAGCATTCTCGCCCTTGTTTCCGGCTTCGATTGCGACGCTTTCCGCTTTGCGATGTACTCCGGATCCTGCCATTTCGCCTTCATCGACGCGGACGTTGCAGCCTTGCGCTTCGCAGTCCATTCCGGATCGCTCGCCCTTAGCTTGGCTTGTGCGGCATCGCGTGCTGCATTGATCCTGCTCCGGTACTCCGGGTCGGACCAGTTCTGAGCCGTTTTTTTGCTGATCTTCGCGGCCGTTTCTGGCGCCCTGTTTTCGTTCCTTGCCGCTGCGGCAGCCTTCGCCTCTGGTGACGATCTTTGCGCCCTGAGTGCAGCAGATGCCGGAGTCGCCCACCACTGCGTGAGCGCCACTGATACTTTCGGCCCTGCGCGCTTGCTGGCATCCCTCATCTTCGCCGCAAACTCCGGATCCGTTTTGTGACGCTCCGAACGTTTCCGGCCGCTCTCCTTGCGAATGTGCTCCGGCAAGCCCAGCACACCCTCGCCGCCCTCCGTCATGTTGTACCCGGAAGGGCAAAACGTGCCCAGGCTCTTGATGAAGCCCTTCTCTGCTTCCGCCGCCAGTTCGCGAGTCGGATACGTGCTCAAGACCTCCATCACTACCGCCTCCGCGCCGTACTTCTTTATTGCAGCTGAAACAGCCCGGCTCCCGCCGCTCTTCATGCGTCCGCTCGCCGCCGCCGATTCCGAGCAATGCTGCTTCCAGCGAAGATCTGGCTTTGCCGAGAGCCCCACGTAGCGCTTCCCGTTCTGGAACGTAAGCAGATACACACTGGTCTTTGAGGTCAATTGCGGCCACCCATCCTTTATCCGTCATGAACAAATGCTCAGGAGTACAACGGAAAGTATGGCCCTTATTTGTCCAGATGTCTACAGTTGATCGCTTGGTCTTTTGGGTAGCAATGACCTTGCGCGGCAGCTTTGTAAGCCCGCCGATAACCATATCCCCAGCGCGCACATCTTCGATTTTCTTCTCGCTGCCATCTGCCATCAAAACCAAGTGCCCAGCGGTAAAGCAAGTATGCGAATCCAACGTCGAAACTTGCTCAATCCCCCGCGCAATATCGCGGTTCGCCTGGAACGTCGCGCGCCGCGCTGCTGCGGCAACCGCAGCCATGCTGGTCTGGACGATCGCTGCGGCGTTATTGCGCGCCAGGGGCATCACACCGCCGCCTGGCGCATCCGGCGCCTTGGCAGTCACTTCCTGGCCCACGATGCGGCTGATGATCTGCGCGTTCGTCTCGCCCTGCGCCGCGCCGATGCGGATCTCGTTGGCGACCTTGAATTGCGTGTCCTGCTCCTGCCTCAGCCACCAGTTCTTGGCTGGCGAGCCCTGCACGAGCGTGTCGGATACCAGCGTTCGCAGGTAGTTCTCAGTCGGCGCCTGCACGCCGATGCGCACCTCGGCAGCGGCATCGGTCAGCGCCTTGGAGCCGGCCACCGTGGCGCGCGCCTCCGTGATCGCCGCCCTCAGCTCGGCTTGCGTCGGCAGCTCCGCGGTTGGGCGGAAGTCCACGATCTTGACCAGGGCGTCTCGTACAGCGGCGGATTCGACCTCGGCAACAGCCTTCAGATCGACCTCCAGCTGCGCGCGCCCGTAGTAATCAGAAATGATCGCGTTCGACTCGCGGATCAGCGCGTTCTTCGCCTGCTTGCCGAGCAACGACATTTCCGGCTTGTTGATGAGCATGGACACGATGTCCTTCTGCATCCTCACCAGGAGTGCGATCACACTGGCCTTGATGTCGGCCTCGGCGCGCAGCATATCGATGTTGTGCGCGATGAGGAGGTCGCGCAGCCATTCTTCGAAGGCGCTCATGGCTTACGCGACAGCAGGCATCGCCACGCTGAACTCAGGCGGCTGCAGCTCGATGCGCGACTGCACATCCTTCCAGACCTTGTCTGGCGATACGATCCCATACCGCTTCATCTCATCGAACGCATCCTCTTTCGACAACATGCGCGCATTCACCAGTTGCACGAGCGCGGTCACGAACGGTCCAGCCGTTTGCAGGACTGCATCGGACGAGAAGTCATCGAAGATGTCGATGCTGCCCTTGTATTCCAGCTTCATCCAGTCGTGCATGATCGACAGCGACTGATCGAGCGCGTCTTCCAGCCCCTCGACCATCATCGAGAGCTGGCATTTCTGCTCGCTGTCCTCGATGGCGTTTTGCGTGGCCGTGGTGGACACTTGCGTCTCGGCCAGCAGTTCGGCGCCCATCGCGCGCATCTGGTTTTCGAGGTCCTGCAGCGACAAGCGGCCCGCCTCGATTGCCGCGCCAGTGTGCTCGACGTACTTCGCATCAGCGCCGGTCGGCAGCATCATGGCGGATTTCGCGCCGATCGACACTTCGTCGCCGTCGTTGACGCCGGTAATCGCCAGGATCGGCACGCGCGCGGTGTGCAGGATCGAGCTTTGGTCGGAGCTGGACTGCCAATGTGCGACATTCAGGTCTGCCAGATCGGTCAGCGGTGGCACCGCTGTCATGAAACCGGTGCGCTTGGTGTAGTACGTCACCAGTGGAACGTAACCCAGCGACATGCGGCCCTCGTCGTGCTGGACCCATTCCTTTTTCTCATTCTGGCGGTAAGTCTCCCAGCGGCCCGGCGTCAGCACGCGTACCTGCTCGACCTTCGTCGTGCCGAACTCGCCGTCATCCTCCTCGACGCATTCCAGAAGGCGCAGCATCGTAAGCACTTCGGCCCCGGCGCCAGTCTTTGCACTCTTCCAGCCAAGGATCTGCTTCGGGTTGATATGCACGAGATAGGGGCGGACCCCGGCGTCAAGCTCGGCCTTCTTCGTCACATACAGCAGCTTGCCGTCCTTGTCCGTGGTCGGCGGGCACTCCACGAGGATATGCGTCAGGCCATACTTCAGTCCTGCCGTGAACACGTTGTGCGCGAACACGTTGAGGTTGTTGCCGCACTGGTCGATGTCCTGCAACCATTCCTCTTGCGCTGGCTCGATGTCCTTACAGGTCACCGGCTCCGCGAATGGCTTGGACGCCATGTTCTCGACTGTGCGGCCCAGGCCATTGAACAGCGTCGACGTCTTGATGCGGTAGTCGTAGCTGTCGTTGTCCTCGCGCGGGAATTTCGGCAGGTACTTTTCACGCGCCTTGCGCATGGCATCGGTCCCGCCGCAAAGCGTGTCGATTTTGTCCCAGCCGGGAGCCATCCCATCGACTTCCGGAGTGGTATCGTTGACCTTGGTTGCCATGTGGTTCCTGTTAAATATTCAGCGTACGTACGCTTGCCGTGCGCTTGACCGAAGGCCACTCCACATCCACGCAATAACCAATCGCGGTCGTGATGTGCTGGTATTTGTTCTTCTGGTCCTCCTGGAACGTTGAGCCGTCCTGGAGCTGCACCGTCGCCAAGCCCTTATCGCACCACTTCGCGGTTGTCGGATTCACAAACAGCGTGCGCAGACCATCAGCCGTGCAAATCTTCGAGCGCACCGCGTTCTGTCGATCCTTGATGGCCGGGTGCGCCGGCTTAACCTTGCGGGTGTACGTCCAGCCGTTCGCCTTCAATACCGCCTCGATGTCGGTGTAGTCCGATGCGTGGCCGTGCTTCTCGCCAGCCTGGCCGGCGGGGTCGCCGTAGATCAGCACATGGCGGTTCTTGTGCTCCTTGAACTTCTCGACAAACTCCATGGCCGACTGCTTCGATACCGCACTGGTAAGAACGATCTCATCAAGTAGGTACAGGTTGTTATCGCGCCGTACGCCAACCGCGGAAGACAGTGGCGTGAAGTTCTGGTCGTGCATCCACATCAACTGCTCATGCGGCTCGATTCGCGCGCCTGTGTGGTTTTCCTTGCTGTAGTCCTCGTAGATGCGACCACCAGCAGTCTCAAATGAGGCCTCGAATTCCTGCTTGAACTGCTTTTGCGACATCGCCCGCTTCATCGCCTCGATAACGTCAGGCGGCAAAATCTCGGCCGACTTCCAGTGAAACACCTGGAAACGCGGATCAATGCCCGTCTCGGCGCGCGAGCACAGGTCGTAGTAATGGTTCAGGCCGTCAGGCACGCCGAGGAGCCAACACCAGGCGCGGTAATCAGGGTCCAGCGGGTTTACCGTATTAAGCGCCGGAAGAATGTTCGCCTCCCACGCTTCGGGTTTAATGTCGGCGAATTCGTCGATCCCGCCGCCCTTCCACGGGATGCCCTCAATGCGCTGCGGCTTATCCAGCCCGATAACATGGATCTCGCTGCCGTTGGGCATATAGATGATCCGCTCTGACTCACTCGGACGCTTCGGGTGAAGCGACGATAGCGTGAACGCCTTCAGGTCATCCCAAAAGATCTTCTTGGCTTGATCGTGTGTCGGCGCCGCAGCGAAGTAAGCGCCTGGGACCCGGTTCGCCTGCTTCACGAGGAAGCGCTTGAAGCGCTCAGTCTTTCCACTACGTCGACCGGAAGGTATGAGTGGATAGAGGACCCCGTTTGGCACCGCCTCTACAAGAGCCAACTGAACCGGATGATCTTTCAGTGCGTACCAACGAGCCAACTGCCGATCAAGCAGGAGGTTTCCGGTACTCATCCCGGAAGTTTTTCAATCAACTGGCTGAGCACAGAAACCATGTCATCACCGCCGCCTTGTTGTTTTGAGTCGGCCTCGATGCCGTATGCCTCACGCTCCAGGCTAATCAGCACCTTGAGCGTGTCGGCCAGCTTCTTCATGCTGTCGATGCGGGAGGCGCCCGATATCACCTTCCGGTAAATGTCGTTGCGCTTGTCCTGTCCCTTATCGTCCTCACTGCGAAGCACTTCCCCTAGCTCTTCGAACAACTCCAGACTATCGGTCTCGACCTCGATCTCAGACATCAGAGACATGGCAAGCTTGCGCGCTCTAGCAATGTCGCCGCGGTGGTTTAATCGCACCTGGGCGATCACCTCCGCATTTGCCTCAACGATGGCCTTGTCAGTTACCGCCCTTTCTGCGGTAACCGCACTGGTAACCGCTTGCTTGGTAACCAGCGCATCAGCCTTAGCTTTGATCTTTGCTGCCAGGTCGCGAGCCCATCCATCTCGCTTGGCGCGCTTCTGGACGGCGACGTGTGAAATGCCCTGGGATGCCGCGATCTCCCGCACTGACAGCACGCCAGCCCGGTATTCCGCTTCAATGCGCTCCCAGTCCGGCGCAGATTTTTCCTCTTGCGCCATGCTTGCCTCTCTATGGTTACATCATCGCCGCCCGCGCCGAGATGGACCGCGTTGTTCTGCGGAGGAGCCATTCGGCCTTCGTAACGTCAGCGAAAGCGCATCGATTTTTCGAAGCATGCGTCGGTCGCGCGCTCGCATGGGCGCTGAGCTTTGCGCCACTCGTCTCCGTGCTGCCTGTGAATCTGAACTTTGTTCGGCGCCTACTGCCTGCGCCCCAGCGGAAAGGCTCGACCCTGCCCAGCAAGCGGATATTGCCTCGCTGGCGGCGAATCGCTGATGCTCTCCTCCCCCACCTGATCTGGCGCCAGTCGAGCTGCCTTCACCAGTAGCACGTCAGGCTCGGTGCCTGTAGCCAGCGCCTCATGAGCAGCCAGGAGTTCTGCGGCGTTGATCATCAGTGGTCCTCGCGATTGAAATAGATCGTGTTGACGAGCTTCTCGCCGTTCGCAAGCATTGCAGTCAGGCTGCAGGAGTTCGCGCCGCCTGCCACATCCAGGCCGCCCAGCTTCACGATGGCGGTATTGCCGTTGATCGTCGGCGTGGCGAGCGATGTGACGCCTGCGACTACCGGCGCCTGCACGGATGCCAGACTTGTTGTGCCGCGCACCGCGTCTGCACTCAAGTTGAAAGCCCAATACCGCTTGTCGTCAGGATCCTTGCCGAACAAGTGGGTGCGATCGTCCAGCACCGTGAATTTAATCGTGCGGTCGATCTGCTCCCCATTGTCCAGCGTGAGGCGGAAGGTGAAGCTGGGGATAGCCACGCTCGGATCGAATGCGCCCAGCTTCACGACGCCGAGCATCCCTTGGAGCTGCGGGGCAATGAGCACCGCCACGCCATCCGACACCGGCGCGACAGATACAGCCGTTGTTGCGGCGTCCGTCAGTTCCTTCGTGAAGTCGCCGACAATGAACAGCTCGTCCTGCGCGCCCTTCGCCAGCGTAACCGGGCTAGGGGTGCTGAACACAGCAACGCGCTGGCGGCCGGCGAATACCGCTGTTCTCGAAGCTGGAACGGTAATAGTGCCAGTCCCGCCCTGGCCCGATTGCGCCGGAACTATCGTCAGCGGAGCCGTGATCGCTGCCGAGTAGTTCCGAGGCGTGGCGCCATCGTAGGCATGGACCCGAACGGTATAGGTGCCAGCTGCCTTGCCGCTTATGTCACAAGACAGCGCGTTGCCCAGGTCGGCCCAGAGTGGCGTGCCGGTGTCGACGCTGATCTCGTAACCGACCACGGCGATGTTGTCGGTAGCTGCAGACCAGGCCGCATGCGCGCCGCTCGACGTGACTGCGGACAGGGTAATCGCGGCGCCGGCGGCGAACGTCGGCACAGTGGTGTCGGCGGGCGGCGTCGTTGGAGTGCCGATCGTGAAGCTGTAAGTGGTATTTTCGGTGCTGAACAGGCCGACGGCCGGGTCGTACTTGGTGACGACTTCCGGTCCAGTGTAGGTGCCGTCCGGCGCCCCCGTGAGCGCGAAGCCGCCGTCCTCGCC